TGGTGGAAGCGTCGTTATGGGATCTGGCGGTTCGATAATGGGGTGTTTACTGAACCGACAATGCTTCTGAGCGCTGACACCGATACCTGGCCGCTCGGAATGAATGATTCTATAACGGTAATCGAAGGCGATAAGGACATTTATGGCCGGTGCTACATAGGCTTTAGAGGTCACGGTTCTATGTACTGTGATATCGTGTAAAGGCCGCCTAGTTGACACTTTGCGCACCTTCGCTACACTGGAACATCGACTTGTCGCCGTAAGCGACTGATCCGATTGACGACCGTAAGTCGTCCCCGCCTGGTGGCCGTAAGCCCCGAAGGAGAAGTTCATGAGCGACGTGCACGGAACTGAAGAGGCGCCCGATGTCGAGCAACCCGATTCCACAACCCAAAACGATACCGGGACGGACGGAAACGAAGTCAGCACAGAGCTCGACGAGTCCAGCGATGCCGCCGGACAGCCTGACGGACAAGGCGCCGAAGACGTCGACGGACCCGGCGCGGACGGCGTAGACGCCGCCGACGAAGAGCCGGAGCCGAAGCCTACCCGCGGCGCGCAGCGGATCGCGGCGCTTGCGGAGCGGACCAAGGCCGCCGAAGAGCGGGCGGAGCGGGTCGAGCGGCAGCTGGCGGAGCTGACGCGGACCCGGAATGAGCAGCTGACGGAGCAGCAGGAGGCGGAGCGCCTCGCGCTGATGACGCCGGAAGAGCGGTCGGATTACAAGCTGGAGAAGGCCCGGCGCGAGTTCGACCAGAAACTGGGAATGGCGCATTTTCAGGCGCAGGATCAAGCGGATAAGGTTGCTTTCTCGGCCAAAGTGTCAAGCAACCCCGTGTTCGCGAAGTACGAGTTGGAAGTTGAGCGGAGACTGGCGGAGCTGCGACAGGGCAATCCTTCAAAGGGCATTCCTCCGCAGAACATTCCGCGGATCGAGATGCTCAAGTGGGTTATTGGCGATCGGGCGCTGGCGCAAGCCGGCGCGGGCGCCAAGGCGAAGGCTAAGGGGGCGGCACGGGTCGCTCAGCAGACGGTGGCTCCCGCGGGGGCCAAGAGTAACGCGGCTTCGCAGCGCGGCCGGCAGCAGGACTCGCCGGAGAAGCGTCTGGAAGGGGTTCCACTCTAGGGTGTCGGCCGTAAAAGCCGTGCCCGTACAAGGAGATGACGAGCATGGCCGTCAATCAGGCGTCCCAGTTTTCTGCCGATATTGAAGCATATATTGCGGACCAGACCCTCCCCCTGGCCCGTCGGCAGCTGGTGGTATACCAGTTTGGCGATCCTCTCGAGCTTCCCAAAGGCCGCGGCACCACTTATACCGCATCGCGGTATCAGCGTATCCCGCTACCCTTCGCACCCCTGAGCGAAGGCGTCCCGCCAGTCGGCGAGACGATGACGCTGGAGCAGGTGTCGGCCACTGCGCTGCAGTGGGGTGACAAGGTGACAATCACCGACGTCGCCGAGCTCACGATCAAGCATCCGCTCTTCAAGAAGGCCACGGAGCTTGTCGGCCTGCAGGTGGCGGAAACCTTGGAACGCAATACTTTCAACAACTTGCTTGGCGGAACGCAAGTCAATTACGTGAACTCGCGCGGTTCGCGCGGCGCGCTGATTGCTGGCGACGTCATGAACCCACACGAGGTTACACGGGCCTTCTCCCAGCTCGTGACGCTCGGCGCGCCTCGCTACATGGGCGACGAGATGACGGACACCAAGCTGGCGGCGTCCGCCGGCGGCGCCAAGGCGTCGTCCAACCCGCGCACCCAGCCGCACTACGTTGCGGTGCTCCACCCCTTCGTCTCCAGCGACTTGCAGGAGAACAACACGATCGCGACGGCTTGGAGCCGCTCCGATATCAACCGGCTCTACAACTCGGAAGTCGGGGAGTGGAACAGCATCCGGTTCTGCGCTTCGAACATGGTGCCGGCGTTCGTCGGCGTTACCGCGATCGAGGGCTCTGCGACCACCGCGGGCTCACTCGCAACCGGCACTTACTACATTCAGGTCACCGCTTCCGACACGCAGAATCAGTACGAGACGCGCATCTACGGCGTATCGTCCGGCATCTCGGTTACCGGCCCGAACGGTTCCGTTGACGTGATCCTGCCCAGCGTGTCCGGCTACACTTTCAACGTTTACCTCTCGACCGATACCACGCCGGCCAACCTCGGTCTTTCCACGGCAGGGCCGACGTCGGGGCCGATGCAGGGGCAGGCTACGCAGCTCACGGGTGGCCAGACCGTGACGATCACGGCGCTGGGTACGGCGCAGGTGCCGCCGGCGGCGCCGGCCAACGGCGTTACCGTCTACCCCACGTTCGTCTTCGGTCGTGGCGCTTACGGGCAGGTCATGCTGGACAACGTGAAGTTCACGTACCTGAAGGAAGCCGACAAGTCCGATCCGCTCAATCAGCTCCGCGTGGTCGGGTGGAAGTGCTACTACGGCACGCTGATCGAGAACCAGACGTTCTTCATGCGGATCGAATCGACGTCGGCCTTCAACTCGACCTTCGGGTGATCCATGGCTCTGAAAGCGTTCGGCACCAATGCCACGACCACGCTGACATGCTTGCCGGCTTGGAACCCTGAAACGGCGATCGCGGACATTGCCGCGATCGCGGCGCACATCCTCGACGACATCAACCCGGCACACCCCATTGTGCCGGGCGCCTTCGCACAGGGGCGCCTCGTCATTCCGAACCGGTTGTTCTTGCTTCTGAAGCCCGGCGACACCGTGGCTTATGACTCAACGGGATGGCCCATTCTCGTGAACGCTGCTTCACGCGCTGCCAACTGGACGACGGCGGCCTAACCAGGAGATCGCTATGGCACCGCGCGGACGCCCCCCGGGTCGCCCCCGAACCAAGATTGACACATCGATGCTCTCGCCTGAGCGCGTTGAGGCATTGAAGAAGAAAGCCGCGGAGGCCGTCGCGAAGGAGACGGTTGAGCAGGCGGAAGCGCAACTGCTCGAGCAGTTCGTTCGCGAAGCTCGGCAGATGACGGGGATCGACGAGCAGATCCGCACGATCACGCTCGACCTTGCACCGCATTCGGATCGCCTCGTGATCGACAACGTGGTGTATATGCACGGCTCCACCTACGAAGTCGGCGAGAGCACGTACCGCTCCATGATGGAGATGATGCAACGAGGCTGGGAGCATCAGTCCGAGATCGACGGAAAGCCTAGGAACTACCACCGCAAAGCGCGTAATTTGCGCATCTAAACAGGAGACTTCATGTCTGAAAGTGCGCCGGGAACAGTGCCTGCACTCGGAATTTCGTTGAACTACGCTCTGGGGGATGGACGGTCACTCGTGCTTCAAACCCATATCCCGTCCGATCAGATCGGCAAGCCGCTCGACGATACGCTCGACGGTTTGCTCAAAGCAGTGGAGCGCCAGGCGGCGAAGTTTGAGATCGAGGCCTTGAAGAAGAATCTGGAAGCGAGCGAGCGCCAGCTTCTTCAGACGACTGAGGATTTGAATACGCACGAGTCCAGTGTGCAAGCGGGATGGGAAGCTTCAAACCGCAAAGGGACGTACAAGGCTACACCGCAGCAAGACGCTGCGACCAGGAACTTCAAGACGACCCAGAAGCGGCTGATTGACGAGATCGCAAAGATCAACGAGCTGATCAAGGAACGCGAAGCGAAGATCGCAGCATGACATGGCTCTTACCGCGGCGCAGATCGTTACACTTGCTTGCCAGATCGCGAAGTGCCCTGCCTACACTTCGCAAGCTGGGCAGTGGCTGAACGCGATCCTGTCCGATCTCTGCCAGGATTACGACTTCGATATCATTCGCCTCACGCATAACTTCAACTTCGACACCGCTGCCAGCGGCAACGGCTATGCCGTCGGCAGCGGGCCGAACCTGATGCCGTCGGGCTTCCTGCGTGCACACAGGAACGGCAGCTTCTACATGATCTCGAAGGTGCCTTACACGCTCGTCGGCGTGAAGCAAGAAGAGTTCGACCGCTTCGTGCAGCAGGCCGGGCTCAACGCGTTTCCTTCCATGTTTTACGTCGACGTCTCGACGAACCCGGCGGGGCTGTACGTGTGGCCGCCGCCTTCGGGCGCGTTTGCTGCGACGGTGCGCTACCAGCCGCAGCAGGCCGACATCACGACGCCGGAGAGCAGCAGCACCGTCCCCTGGTTCCCGAACCAGAACTATCTCATTACGCGCCTCGCTGGCGAGATGATGAAGATCACCAACGACGATCGTTGGCAGTCGTTTCTGTCTGCGCAGGATGGCAGCGGCGGCGCCGGTGAGATCCTGAACAAGTACCTCAAGATGAAGGACGACCCTGAAACGGCGGTGAAGACGGTTGATCTCGATCGACGCCGCTTCGGCTCTGGCACGGATCGCCTCAAGAACACGAAGCAGATCGGCTGGTGAGCGATGGGCCTCCGCCGATCCTTCCCTGTCAAGTTTTCCCCCGTAGGCGTGTGTGACACACTCGACAGCACGGACACGCGTGCCGGCGCAATGGCGCAGCTCGCGAACCTCATTCCCGATCCCACGTCGCCGAACCTGTTTCAGTGCCGTCCTGCGGCGATCCAGGAAACGGACTTCACGGGGTTCACCACCCCCGGCTTCGTGTCCTGCCTCCTGATCGTGGGCGACATCGCTTATGGCATGGTCGCGAGCGGCCGCAACGTGGGGCGCGACGAGCCCTTCAGCTACAACCTGCTGACCGGCGCCTTCGTCACGGTGGGCGGTACGATCAACGCAACTACCACGCCGACGAGTCCTTCCTCGAGCGGCGCCTGGACGCCGCCGACGATGGCGCTCGTGGGTGTCGAGATCCTGGTCACGCACCCCGGCTATAACGGCGGCGGTGGCGTGTTCTTCGGCTATTTCAACATCAGCGATCCGGCAGCTCCGACGTGGAACGGAGGCAACATCGGCGCGGGCATCGTATTCACGACGCCGCCGACGGCCGTCGCCAACTTCAACGGTCGCGCCTATTGGGCGGTGAACCCGCCGACGGGTCAGCCGAGCCTGATCTATTCCGACATTCTCACGGGCCGTGTCGTCACCAACGCGACGCAGGTGCTGACCTTCGACGACAATCTTCCCCTGACCGCACTCGGCAATCTCGGCGTCGGCGCGGTGCTGACCGGCGGCATCACGCAGTCCCTGATCGTGTTCAAGGGCACGTCGGGCATGGTGCAGGTGACGGGCGACGCCGCGAGCAGTACTCTCGCGAAGAACAATCTCAGCGTTCCGACCGGCACGCTAGCGCCGAACTCCGTGACTCCGACGCCGAAGGGCTTGGCGTTTGCCTCGCCCGAAGGCATGCGGATCATCGATTTTCAGACCAACGTCTCGGACCCGATCGGCCTCGCTGGGTCCGGCATCACGGTGCCCTTCACCTATTCCTCCGTGCCTTCGCGCATGGTGGCGACGTGCGGCGGCAGTGTCCTGCGGGTGTCGACGACTAACACCCATGCCGTGGGTTCACCGAATGAGGAGTATTGGTTCGATCTCGCGCGCAACCTCTGGACCGGTCCACACTCGTTCGCGGCGTCGCTGATCGAGCCCTACAACAACAGCTTCATCATGACGCCTTTGGGCGTGAACGCGAAGCTGTTCGTGAGCGACACGGTGCAGTCGTCGACCAGCACTTACACAGAAAACGGCACGCCGCTCACGTTCAGCTACAAGACATCCATGCTGCCGGACACGGACCAGATGGCGGAGAACGCCATGCTGGAGACGACGCTTTACATGGCACTTGTGGCCGGAGCTGGCGCCGTAGCGTGCTCGGCGCTGGACGAGAACGACACCGTGTTCAATTCTGTGAACGTCGCGTTGACGGGCACGGCGTCGATCTGGGGGGCGTTTCTCTGGGGAGCTCCGTCGGTGTGGGGCGGCGTCGCTGGCGCACTCGCGCCGCGGCAGCTGCAATGGGAAATACCAATCGTGTTCAAGCGCATGTGCATCCTCGCGGTTGGTAACTCCGTTTCCAACTTCAAAATAGGCCGTCTGCACATGCGCTACGAGCAGCTCGGCTATCTCTTGCAGGTGCCATAATGGGTCTTGTTGTCACGCTTCCCTTCACGCTGACGAACGGCACCACGGCTGACGCTTCGCAGGTGATGGCGAACTACAACGCTCTGGTCACGGCATTCACGCTTGCTGCCGCCGCCGGAGTTAACGCAGACATCACGGCGCTCACCGCGCTGACAACGCCGATACCGCCGGCGAGCGGCGGGTCGACCGTCTACGTCGGCGGCACGTCGACGGGCTCCGCCAATGCGCAGGTCGTGGCTTCGCCGGTTCCGATCAGCTTCTCTCTCAGTGCGGGAAAACGCATCGTCTTCATCGCTGGGTTCACCAATACGGGAGCGACGACGCTCAACGTTAACGCGCAGGGCGCTACTGCCGTATTTCGCATGTCGCCTTCCGGGCCGCAGGCGCTCACCGGTGGCGAGATCATCGCGGGCAATATCGTCGAAGCGATCTACGACGGCACGCAGTTCGAACTTATTTCGGTCCACAATCAGTTCGGAGGCTTCGGACCGCTGACGTCGTTGGCGTCGGCAACGTCAGCCGATCTCGGCACGATTCCCAGCCACAATGTCAACATCACGGGCACGACGACGATCACGGGGTTCGGCTCAACCGCGAGCACGACGTTCCCGGTTTATAAGGTCAGGTTTGCGGGAGTCCTAACACTCACGAACGGCGCAGCGTTGCTGCTGCCGGGTAATGCCAACATAACGACAGCTGCGAACGACACGCTGACTGCGCTTTATCTCGGTAGCGGCAACTGGATCGTTACGGAGTACCAGCGTATCAGCGGCTTGCCGATCGTCGCGTTCACCAACTCCACGCGCCAAGTCTTGCTCTCGGGCACGGCCGCGACGTACACGACGCCGGCGGGTTGCCGGCAACTGAGGGTGCGTTTGGTCGGCGGCGGCGGAGGGGGCGGCGCACTTGCAACAAACGCAGGCACGATAGGCGGGGATACGACATTCAACCAGGCGGTCGCGCCCGTGACCGGAACGGGGGGCTCCGGCGGCGCCACTGCTGCGACGCAAACGGGTGGCGCCGGCGGGACTGGCGGTGCTGCGGGTGCGGGCAGTTCGTTCCGTATTCCCGGCAGCGACGGCGGTTCCGGAGGGCAGAGCGGTGCAGCGTCCGTCAGCGGTATCGGTGGCCACGGCGGCGTGAGTGCTTTTGGCGGTGCTGGGCGCGCCGGGACTTCCGGCGCAGCGGGGCAGAACGCCAAGACCAATTCCGGGAGCGGCGGGGGCGGCGCTTCGGGCGGCTCGGCAACTTCGGGCGCTGGCGGCGGCGGTGCAGGCGAGTACGTGGAGGCAATCTACACTTCGCCGGCTGCGACGTATCAATACACGGTGGGGGCCGGCGGCGCGGGCGGCGCGGCTGGCACTCTGGCCGGCGGCAACGGTGCGGCCGGAATCATCATCGTGGACGAGTACTATTGATGCTCAGGAACTTAGGTGGTAGCTTTCAACTGAACACACAGGAGACATGGCCATGTTGAAGCGGGGCTTGGCGGCTTTGGCCGCGATTATTTGCGCCGGCGCCATCACTTATGCCGCCAACATCCCTCTTCTGACCGGTCCGGTCGACCCCGGTAATCTCAGGGGCACGCTCAACGCCTTGATCCAAAGCATCAACGCCAACGTCGGCGGCTTGCTCAACGCGCAGACCGGTTCGACCGGCACGCCGGCAAACACCACCGAGACGACTCTGCAGCAGTACACGATGCCGGCCAACACGCTGACGACAGCGGGCCAGAGCATCCGGGTCACGTGCTGGGGCACCACGGCGTCGAACGGTAACAACAAAACCATGAAGCTCTATTTCGGAGCTTCGGTGATCTCGACCGGCGTCCTGACCCTGAACAACAAGTCCTGGCGCCTCGTGGTGACGGTCATGCGGACCGGCGCGGCGACCCAGGCGGTCCTGGGCTCGGGTGTCGGCGATGCCACCAACGTCGCGACTTACACCAATGCGGGGACCGATAACCTCGCCGCCGGCGTTTTGATCAAGTGCACGGGGGAAAACGGCACCGCCAGCGCCAACGACATCGTGGCGACCGGCATGATCACGGAGCTAATCAAATGAGTGGAAAGACCTTCTCGATCGCAGAGCAGGATTTGGTAATTCCTGACACCAAGCTGCGTCTTCGCTTCCGAGCCGATCCCGTGGATTATTCCAACTCGATCCTGCGGATCTACGGTGAAGATGGGCGTTACCTCGAAGCCATCTTCAACCGTAATGGCCTGCTCGTCGGCGAGCCACATATGGTTGATCCCGCGGCGATCGCTGCGGAAAAGGCCAAGGCTGAAGCCGACGCGGCTGATGCGGCGAAGGTCAAAGAGGAGGCCAAAAATGGCTGAAAAAGGCGGAAAGTCCATGCTGGAGGGGCTCGTCAACCGCAGCCCCAAGGACGGGGACGCTTCGATGACCCCGAAGGGCGGGAGCGTGAACAGTGAACCGACACGTTCCTCGACCGCGCCAAGCCCCAAGACCCTCGGGCCGCGCTGCGCCTGAGTTTCAATGGGAGCGATTCCCCAACATAGCGGCGGAGCTCCCGCCGCTATTCAAGCGCCACTGGCAGGAAGTTGCGACCAACCAGGACGCGGTGCCGCTGGAAATTGACTGGCAGCGCTATTACGAGATGGATCTCGCGCGCGTGCTTCATGTCTTGACGGTGCGCGTGAGCGGCTTGCTCGTTGGCTATCTCTTCGTTTTCATCCATCCGCACCAGTACTACGCTTCTACCCTCCACGCGCAGACCGATCTTTACTGGCTCGACCCCGTGTTCCGGCGCGGGTCGATCGGCATTCGGATGTTTCGCGAGCTCGAAACCTATTTGCGAGCTCATGGCGTCAAGGTCATCATGACCAACGTGAAATTGCATTTCCAGAAGGAACGCGGTACGCTTGGCAAGCTGTTTGAACGGCTCGGCTATGTGCCTGAAGACGTTCTCTATTCGAAGGTGCTGTAATGGGCGCTTTTCTCGCCGCGGTCCCCGCAGCCATCTCAGCCGGCAGCGCGCTCTACAACATGTTCCAGGGCAGCCCCGGGCAGAACGTGAAGGCGCCCGCGATGTGGCAGGCGCCTCGAATGAACGAGGCCGCTACCAGTGCCCTGGATGCGATTCCGCAGCAGAGTCAGTACAACACCTACGGTCAGACGCTGCCGCTGGCGGGGGCGACCACCGCCGGGCTCTACAACAACCCCTACGCCCAGTTCATGCAGGGCGGTGCGGCCGGCGCGGCCGGGCTCGGCATGACGGGGGCGCTGAATGCGTTCGAGCAGGGCTCTTCGCTGTACCCCTACGCCCAGGCGGTCATGCAGACGGGCTTCGACCCACAGCAGGCGCTGTATGAGCGTACGGCCCAGCAAGTAGCGCAGCAGGCGCGCGCCGGGCAGGCGGCGCGGGGCGTCCTGACGACGCCCTACGGTGCCGGGCTCGAGAATAAGGCCATGTCTGATTTCAATATCGACTGGCAGAACAGCCAGCTGCAGCGCCAGATCGCTGCCGGCGGCGCCGGTCAGAACCTGATCAACGCCGGTGCCAATATCACGGCCGCAGCCCCGGGCAATTTCATGCAGGGTGCCACTTACCCCTACGCGACCTTCAACACGATCGGCCAGGGGCAGCTGGGCGCGCTCAACCAGTATGGCCAATTCGGTCAGAGCGCGGCGCAGATCCCGCAACAGCAGATCGCGAACTATCTCCAGTACATCGGTGCGGGGAACCAGGCCAACCAGGTGGCGAACCAGAATTACCAGACGCAGCTGAATCAGGCCAACCTCGGGTTCAACCAGCAGCAGACCATGGGCAGCCAGTTCGGTCAGGGTATTTTTGGATTGCAGCAAGCCTTTAACAAGTACCCCGGCGTGAGCGGCGGCATGGCTCCTTACACGCCTTACGGTCCGGGGTTCTAAATGATCGGGCTCGGCGCGACTTACCCCGGCTATCTCGACGCGATGAAGGCGGAGGGCGCTGGGCGTCAGGCGCAGACCGCAGCCGATGCCGGCGAGATCGATTTCCAGGGGCGCGAGGCGCTCGGCCGTGCGCTGTTCATGGCCGGGGTGCCCGGCGCGCAACCCATGCCAGGGACGCCGGCAGGAGGGCCTATGCCGCCCCCGCCGGGAGCGCCCTCCATGCCCTCGGCTCCTGCATCTCCAACGCTGCCCGGCGCCGATGTAGGGGGCGGGATGCCGGGGCAGGCGAGCGTACCACAGCCTCCCAGCTCAGGTGCGCCACCTGTCCCGGTAGCGGGGCCGCAGCTCGACCTCCAGACCGTGATCGCCCGCATCCAGCAGGCCAACCCCGGGATCAAGCCGGCGGTGCTCATGAGCGCGTTGGAGCGGGCGCAGCCGATCCTGAGTCAGCAGGCGAAGCAGGAGCTCGCGATGCTGCGCATGGAGTTCCAGCAGCAGAGCCTAGAGCAGCGGCGGGTTATTGCCGAGCAAGGGCTTGAAATCAGGCGTGCCGCCGAAGATAGACGCACTCAGCAGGGCGATCGTAGGTTGGAATTGGCGGAAAAAGTCGCTGATATTAATGCGGAACTTCGCCGACTGGCTGAAGAACGACGAACTGCACAAGGTGATCGTCGTTTGGCATTGGATGAAGAAATTCGTCGAAAGAATGTAGAATTGCGTGAAGCAGAAAATGCGAGGCGTACTCAGCAGGGCAATCGTCGGCTCGACCAGGCTGACGATCGGCTGGTTATCATGCGAGCCAACCAGCAGCGCTTGCGTGAAAACGCAGCCATCCGCAACGATGCTGCGCTGCAACGTCTCAAGTTGCAGCGCGAAGACATGGAGCGCAAAGCGCGGCAGGGCGATACTCGCATCTCCATCGCTCAATGGCGCGCAGTGCTGGATGCCGAGCACAAACGGACGGTGGAGATCATCCAGACCCACACGGCCGGGGGCATCGGCGTGCCTCAATCGGAGAAGCCAGATCTGATCGCTGCCGCCAACCAGATGCGCGACGACGCGATCGCGCGCATGCAGGCGATGATGCGCAGCGGCGGTAGCGCGCCGCCCGTGGCGCCTCCGGCTGAAGCTCCGTCGGCAGCGCCTGCGGTTGTTCCCCCCGCGGCAGCTCCCGCCGCACCGCCTGCCGCGCCCACCGCGGCGCCGACGCGTGCCACTTCGGCCGCAACCGCCCAGCCGGGGCAGGAGTGGGGCGGCTACGTTTATATCGGCCCTGCCGACGGTGACCGGACCAAGCAGGAGAATTGGCGTCCGGCGCAGGTGCAATAATGGCTGCCCCCTGGGAAGAAGCAGCACAGGCGGCCTCGGCGCCGGATGTGCCACCGTGGGAAGCTGCCCGCCCCACGATGCTCGAGCGCGCCGCTGAGCCCATCACATCGTTGCCGTCGACTTACAAGCGCCGCGTCGGCGAGGCGACCACGCAAATGTCGACCGGTGCCGGTCAGTTCATGTCGGGTGTGCGCTCGGCGGTAACCCCTTCGACGGGCACGGAGACGCCTGCGGAGCGCGGCGCTGGTCCCGTGAACGTGATCAAGGGTTTGCTCAACATGGTTATGGGCGGCATCGGCTACACCACGGCGCCGATCTCAGCGCCGGTGGAGACGGTCGTAGCGAAGCCCGTAGAGAACGTGACCGGCATTCCGAAGGAGTACACGCAGTTCGCGACGGAGCTCGCGATCCCCGGCGTTGGTTTCACACGGCTGAAAGGCCCGAAGGTTCCGGAAAAAGTGACGCCGCCGCGAGAAGCGGAAATGCCGCCGGCTGCCGAGCCCGTGCCTAGTTCAGAAGTTGTTCGCTTTTACCATGGGGGATTTGAGCCAGGCGCTGGGGGTGCGCGATGGGTGACCACTGATCCGGAGTACGCGAGGAATTTCCGCGCATCTGGTCGTCCTAATCAGGTGCATTACGTTGATATCCCTAAGGGTGATCCTGCGGAAATTGCGATGCGTTCATGGGATGATATTGATGTGCGTGGTGGCACCAATATGGTTGGACGCTACCACCATGCAGAAATTCCGGAAGAATGGGCTAAGCGGATGCGCCCGCTTGAAGAAACGCCCATCGCCGCTACTCCCGAAGCTCCGCCTCCTTGGCAGGAAGCGCGGGCGGTTGCGCCTGAGCGTGTTGATCTGGCTGCGGTTTCTTACAACGGCAAAGTTTACACAGGGAATATCCACTCGGATGCGATTGAAAAGCTTATTCAAGACACCGGTATGAATGAGGCGCGGTTTACAAAAATCTATAACGACATCATCCAAGGGTACGTGACTGATAAAGGGCGTTTTATTGACCGCGCAGAAGCGATGAACCGCACGGGCGCTAAAAACAGTCGGATGGGAGGTTCAACTTATTTGGTAGTAGAGAAACCCACGTTAGATGCGCCCACTACCCGAACCGAACCACCGCCTCAATCTCTCAGCGGAGCCGCTCCCGGCGCTCCACCGCCTGGCAACGCCCCGCTTCCGCCCGCGCCCGCAGCTGCGGAGCAGGCCGTGCTCGCGCGCATCGGCACGCAGCCGAAGGCACCCTGGTACAACGCGACTGACGCCTACACCGATCTCGTGGACAACCTGCATCCGATCCGGAAGCTCGTCGACGAGGCCGCGGCTGGCAAGCCGATCGATACCATCTTGAACCCCTACGAGCAGTTCCGCTTGGCGCGCGGCGTCGGCGGCAAGGCCGATCACTTCCTCCATCACGGCACTTTCGACCCCGTGACGTTCAAGAATGTGGGTCCGTCCTTCGCTGAGATCATCAAGCCGGTTGAGAAGGAGCTCGATAGCTTCAAGGCTTACCTCATGTCCAAGCGTGCTCTGGAGCTGGAGCCACGCGGGATCGAATCCGGTATTCCGCTCGACGCGGCGCGCGTGACCGTCGCCAATGGCGCCCGCTTCGAACCGCAGGCACAGGCGCTGCAGCGATACCAGTCCGAAATGCTGGACTATGTGAAGAAGCTCGGACTTCTGTCCGACGATGCGGTGGCGGCGATGCGAGCGGCGTCCGATGACTACCTCCCGTTCTACCGGGTGATGGACGATCCCCGCATGGGTGGCACCGGCGGCCGCGGCTTCACGACGCGCACCCCCACCAGCCGACTAGAAGGTTCGGAGCGGCTGATCGTCGATCCCCTCGAGAGCGTGATCCGGAACACGCATACCTTCATTACTTTGGCGGAACGCAACCGAGCACTCAATACGTTCGTCGACTTCGCCACCGCCAACCCCAACGTGGTGAAGCTGCAGAAGGTAGGCCAGGTGCGGCCGGTGACGGTGCATGCGGATGAAGTCGGGCGCGTGCTCGAGGATATGGGCGTTCCGACCCAGATGTATGGACCTGCGGAAAGCTTCGATATTTTCCGTCGCATGGACAAGCAGCTCGCACCTGACGAGATCGCAGTCTGGCACGAGGGCAAGCGCACGGTTTATCGCACCGACCCCGAAATCGCTTCGATCATCAAGGGTATGGATCAGGAGTCCTTGCGCACCTGGGAGAAGGTTCTGGGGGCGCCGGCGCGGCTGCTGCGTGCTGGCGTGGTTCTCTCACCGGAGTACATGCTGCGCAATATCACGCGCGACCAGATGAACGCTTTCATCCAGTCGAAGCACGGCTACAAACCGGTTTACGATCTGCTGAAGGGCCTCTGGCAAGTCGGCACTGGCGGCAAGGCTTATCAGAACTGGCTCAAGGGCGGCGGCTCGCAATCGGCGCTGGTCGCGATCGATCGCGATTACGTCGGCAGCGACGTCTGGCGCTACGGGCCAAACCCGACGGCGATGCAGAACGTCAAGAATTTCGTCAGGACACCCCTGGACTGGCTGCGTGCGGTTAGTGAGTCCCTGGACAACGCGACGCGCGTCGGTGAGTTCATGCGCGCGACCAAGGGAGCTGACGACCCCGCAGCGATCATGCAGGGCAGCATGGCCGCGCGCAACGTCACGCAGGACTTCCAGCGTATCGGAGCGAAGACCCGCGGGATGAACAGCATCACGGCGTTCATGAACGCGCAGATCCAGGGCATGGACCGGGAGCTGTCGACGCTACGGCGCAACCCTGCATCGGCGTTGCCGAAGATCGCAGCCATGATTACGCTGCCGTCGGTCTATCTCTGGGCTGCCAATCATGGTGATCCACGTTATGAGAACGCGCCGAACTGGGAGAAGGACCAGTTCTGGTTCATCCTGCCCAGTGATCCGAACAAGGAGGCGTTCAAGGTTCCGAAGCCGTTCACGTTCGGCATGGCGTTCGGCTCCTTGCCCGAGCGCATCCTGTCCGACTATTTCAACGGCAAGCCGGAAGCCTACAACGAGTTCCTGAAGAACATCACGGGCACTATGACGCCCAACGTGGTGCCGACGTTTGCGGTGCCCATGATCGAGCAGTTTGCCAATCGCAGCATCTTCCTCGATCGTCCGCTGGTGCCGGATCGGTTGAAGCGCGGCGTCGTGACGGAGCAGTACACGGCGCAGACGCCGGAAGTTGCGAAGCTGGTGGGACTGGGCGTGTCCAAGATCCCGGGTATGTCGGAAAGCGCGCTGGCCTCTCCGATCAACATAGAGAACTACGTCCGGCAATGGACGGGTACGCTCGGCCGTTACGGCATGGCTGCGGCAGACAAGTTCATCCCATCGGATAAGCCGCCGGCGCCGGCCGCTACGATCGCAGACATGCCGGTGATCCGCGCCTTCGTCTCGCGCTACCCCTCGGCATCGGCGCAGCCGATACAGGACTTCTACAAGGCGCATGGGGAGCTCGAGCGGCTCGCCACGAGTGCGCGCAACTTGCAGCGGGAGGGGCAGTCCGAGCGCGGCGAGCTGATGCGGGCGCAGATCTACGAGCGCACGAAGGGACCAGCGCGGCAGCTGTCGGCGCTGAATCGGGAAATTCGTACGATCCAGGCCAGTCGCACCATGAGCCCGGAAGACAAGCGGGAAAAAATCCGCAGCGCTTACCTCGAAATGATCAAGATTGCGGAGCAGGGCAACCGCATTATCAGGGATGCGAAGCTCCGCATCCGGCAACGTGGCTACCAGGGACCGGACTGATGCGTGATGACTTGCTCAACCTCGGGCGCTTCGCTCCCGTGCACACCCCCGCATTGAAGGACGTGGACAATGTTGTGCTGCCGCCGATCCGGCAGCCGGAAGCATCGGCGCCGAAGACGGTGGAGAGTGTGCTGGACGCAACGGGGAAGCTCGAGCGCATCACGGACAAGGCGCTGGATCTGCTCGAGCAGGTCATCGGCGAAGCGCCACAGTGGGACGATCCGAAGCTGCTCAATGCGCAGATCACGGCATCTCAGTCCATCATCAACACACAGACCAAGGTTGACGAGACGCGGCTTCGCCGACGGCAGACCGATATCCTGCCGAAGCTGCTCGAGATCATGAGCCGGGAAGAGAAGCGGTTACCGGGACGTGTGATCGAAGGCGAGCTAGCTTCGTGACTACTCATTAAGGTGTGCGCGGAACTCAATCGTTAGGTCGGCGTCGTTGCGCCGTATCGTCAGCTTGGGCTGACGCCGAGTGTGGCTCAGATAGCTATCCGGCACCTTGACGCTCCCGCCAGCTGCAATAACGACCTCAGCGAGCGCCCGCTCGGCCTGTTCAGCGCGCTTGCATAGCTGGGTGATGATCCCGGCGGCAATTGCAGAACTCTCGGCCATGTCGGCCCGATAGTTCTCCACCGACACAAAATCCCAATTCTCGCGCATGGTGCCCTCGGTTAATCAGGTAGGAACCGCCGCGTCTACAGCAACCAGAAAATCTGGGTGAAGCTCAACCGGCGTTATGCGACCATCAAAAACGACAACGGCAGTTCCGTCTCGCTTGTATCGTTCAAGCACTCCGGCACGGCCCTTCCAGCGCGGAAAAGTTTGCTCGCCCTCGGTACTCAGTTTCACTCTCGTCTCGACCATTAATGCCGTCATTCTTTTCCTCCCTCTGCCCTTATCTCACCGACAGCGCGGTGTGCTTCCTCAAACATGCGTTCCAGTTCTCGCCTCTGTTCCTCGGTTGCCTTCTTTGCTGATGGGCCGAGATAGTACGACAAATCCTCGTGGGGTGGTTTTGTCATCGTCAACCGCCCTATATTTTGCCGTACCAAAGGATCATTGCCCAGAGCAGTGCGATGACGCCTAGGGCGGCCCACAGCCAAGTCCCATAGACCGCGTAGCCGATGACAGACCCGATGCCGAGCGCAATGCTTGGGTAATATGACGGGCTCACGGGATTGAACGGATCGTTTGGCCAGATCATTGATGCGTGTCCTGATTTGATATTAACGTAGGATGTCACGGGGATCGAACCCCATCACAAGCACCGGATCGGTTTGAGGCAACAGCGCCTCGACTGTTTTTCGCGCACGGTAGGCGGCCAAGTGCCAGACGAGGGCAGACCGTTCCTCGGGTGTAAGATTCAATTCGGCGAACGCCTCATCGAACGTGCGCAGCGGCGGCTCAGGTACGGCTAGATCAGCGCGGCTTGGCATTTCGCGTACCTAGTTGTGATGACACTACCTGCGTTTTTCGTCGATCCGGGCAATAGCCCTGCGGAGTGCGACGATGAACTCCGGCCCGCTGTCCCCCGACTCTCCCGTGAATATGTCTGGTGGGTAGACCTCGGCCAGCATCTTGCGACCGATGAAAAGCAGAGTATCGAATGACCACGCCGCCGGGTCCTCTCGCACGATCTCAGACAGCCGCTCAATCTCGTTAGCGGCTTCCTTGGCGAGGCCAACCGAACACCACCGCTCGCTATCCATGCGAGGGCAGTTGTCATTGTCCAGGGCAGTGGCGCGCAGCCTTTCGATGATGCCGGTCATGCGATGGTTCCCTACTGAACAACCATGGCGGTTATCGGCGCCGTGAGTGCGGCCACAAACCCGATCTGAACGAGCGGCGTCCAAGGCCAGTACCAACCACGGTTTGAGCCGTAGTCGTCTATAAGCGCCATGGCCTCACGGCGGCCCGTTGCAACATCGAGCTTCGTACATTGATCTGCTGCCCATAGTGCCACGACTGCGCCGCCGATGAATTGAGCCAGTGCGATCCAAAGCATTAGGCGCCCTCGTTTCCCCACATCCGTAAGCGCTCAGCGCGTGTGTTGATCGGACCCTTAGGGATCAGTTTCTCAACGTTCACGGCAACGCCGCTCATAGCGGGATGCTGGCCGTTCACCGCAACCACGGTCGCCTGCCCGCTGGCGTAGTCCGTACCGGCGCCCAGCGTCGCGCGTCGGATCGTGCCGCCGATGCCCATCATCTGCAGCGTGTCGTAGAACGCCTGACGGTTGACACCCATTTTCACCAGCCACTTCCGCAGCTCGGACTCCAGTATGAGGATAGATCCGCTATCGAGCTCGTAGCGCACGACTAGCGTTCGCCTGGGCGCTAGCAGTGGGTGCATCGTGACTTTGGGCTTCCACTCCGTCGGCACCACCAGCATGTCGGAAACGTGGGCAGCGAGGAACTCGGCAAGGGTGTCCTGCGCGTTGCGCGTCCCCGTGACGGTGGCACGCGGCGCTCGCGCCTGGAATTGCTCGATGCACCAGTCCGTGAGGCGTTGCACGGAGAAGTCCATTATCCCCGCGTGGCGAACAACTGTTCCCGCGGCGATCACGGATGCCAGCGTGCGGATCCAGAAGCGATGTTCGGACTTGAGCTTGGTGCGGGTCCAGAGCTCGTCCGTCCACTTCGGCAGGGACTGCTTGATGAAGCCGAGAATATCGGGCTGGATCAGTGCTCGGAGGAAGGCGTCGCCCGCGAACCCGGAGTTGGCGGCGAGCTCTCGCTTGAGCTCGTCTCCCTTCTTCTCGACGGTCTTGGGGATCTCGCAGACGAACTCAAGTAGACGGAAGGCAGGTGCATCAGTTCCGTCCATTGACGATAGGACGTCCACGATAGAGTTGTTGGAGGCCAACACAAGGATGGTTTGCCACTCGGCTTTGCTGTGCCGGAGCGTGCCATCAACAGTTCCTCTCATTTTGTCGCGGCCGTTCGTGAACATGAGCACGAACTGGCGGATCAGCTCGGGGTCGCGGTTGTAGAGCTCGTCGTAGGTGCAGGGAAGGTTTCCAAGCACTCCGAGCGTAAGTCCTTTAGATACTTTTGTATCGTCATCGGTGAGCTGGATGCCTTTGAGTCGGCCCCAGACGGAAGCCACGGCCTCGAGTGCAGTAGTTTTGCCGCTTCCTGATTGATCTGAAACAAGAGAGACAATAGCGCCGCCCTCTCCTGCCGTGTGAAAGCGCATGAGTGGTGCTGCAAAAGATGCGAGCAGCGCAAAAGATTGTGGTTCGCAGCCTTTAGTAAATAGAGTGTTCGCGGCTCGTGACCATCGTCCAAGGCTGCCTCCTTTGTTCGGGCCGAGATACTGCGACCGCAGCTTGATTTCTTCGGAGCCGATGATTTGGCGCACGGCACCAGCGGTATAGAGATCGCGACCGAAGAGGAAGGACTGCTCGTCTTCCTTCCAGCCGAATTGATCGTACCGCGTGTTCAAGTCGTTCGCTTCGTGCCACATGTCGATCGCTTCGCGCACATATTTCCGAAACATATCCTGATCGTGGATGACCGCACCGCGGCCCGCAAGCTCGCTCAGCCCCGTGTTGGAGAAGAAGTTCTTCGCCGGTATCGTGATCTGCCGCTCCGGCGACCGGGGCAAGCGCAGCTTGAAGCAGATCGAGAAATTGTCACTGGTGATCTCACCGGTTTGAATGCTGTCGACGAAGAGCGGAACCGCGCTCAGCGTGGAGTAGTCGTCCGCGCCTTCGTTGTTTTCTTTCTTCCAGACGAGACCGCCGCCTTCCCAGTGGAACTCTTTGGGGAGCGGGGGGAGGCCGTCTGCGCGTTGGTCTTTTTTAGGCTGCTCAATCCAGCTCGGTACGTTTTCCACGAATCGTTTTGCATCTTCGCTGCGTACATCTTTTCCTCGACCGAGTTGAAGTGGGGTCGTGATTTTTCCCGCGTGCGGGCACCCTTCGCACCCTTTTGGGTTGATGCTTTGGAAGTGCGCGCAGGTCGTGGGGCCGAAGGCTTTTTGCCGCTCGAGCCGCGCCTGCGTTTCGACGTGGGTGTATCCGGGGTAGCCTGAAGACCATTCGTGAACAACGCGCTCGCCTCCTTCAGCGTAGCCGAGAACTCCGATAGCAGCGTACCAAGTCGGCTCCGGTATGTTTCCAGCACGTCCACGCATGTCGCCAATCTGGCGACAGCTGTCGGCGATAGCGTGGGGGTTGGCTGGGACGTCGGGGAATATGGTTGAGAGAAGTACTGCCCCGATAGAATCAGCGGGCAGTTTGGCCGGTGTTTTTCGTTCGTTGGCGACCCGCAGTACGGGCAGATTTTGAACATCCGCATCGTTTAGCCCTCCGAGCTCTTCGAGCGTGTACGGTCCGACGAGCGGGCCGCATCGAACAACTCGCGGCACGTCTTTGCGGTGGTGTGTTCCCGGAGTGCGTAGTATCGACGCGAGATCAGCAGTACGTTCGGGACCGGCTTCCAAACCGTGTCGTAGACACAAGTGTTTGAGGCCAGCGGCAAATGCTTTCCACCGAACGGGGTCCAGAATCTCGACCAGGGGCCAATAGCAATGAACACCGACACCCGATCCAACATAAACCGGCGGTGGAAGTCGTGTCGCGCGGCAGAACGCGGAAACAGCTTCTGCAGCTTCGCTAGCATCGGCATAGGGCTTCCCTTCTCCGGCGTCGACGTCGAGCCATAGCGCCCGGGCGCCGAGCGCGTTGATGGCCTTGCGATTCTCGCCTGTCTTAAAACTGGCACAGGCGTGGTATACGGTGTGCCCTAGCCCATCTTGAGTCAGGACGTAGGCGGCGAGTTCATCGGTCGACGTGAAGAACTTCTGGATCGGCCGCCGGTCCGTGATAACGACTGCGCACTTCAGTCCCTCTTCAGGCAGAACCCATCTTAGGAACTGGTGTGCGGATGTTGGCACGAAGCGCTCTGATGTATTTGACGCGGGCGGTTTGTGAAAGCGGAGGAGCGGGAAGCTTCTTGCCTTCTCTGATCACGCGCTCCAGCAGCGACAGTGCAGCATCTGCATCTTCTCCGTATTGGCCGTGCGGGGTGCGTCCATCGATGCGCCAGGTGCGAACGGTAGCGTAGGGCCGGTCGAACCAATGATGCAAGTCCGCAGTGGTCAACCGGCCCTTTTCAGCGCACCACTGTATGCGCTTTGTGAAATTGTTCATTCACGCTCACCCCGTCGGCAACTTGAACGCATCCGCAAGCGCTTTCTGCAGCGCAGCGTCGGGCTCCGTGCCTTGCGCGAGGCCGAACCCTTGCGGCTGTGCCGCCGGCGCCGGTGCGGGCTCCGGGTTCCGTTGTAGGAACGCGGGGATCGTGGGCTCCTGCTGCGCAGCTGGGGCAGCAGCGGGCTCCGTGGGTTGCGCCGCCGGCCGCCCGCGCCTGCGCTTCGGAGGTTCTCCACCGGCTGAGCCTCCGAACGTGGCTGTCGTTCCACTGCCGGCGCCACCGGAACCGTCTGTGGTCGTAACAAACGCAGGCTGCATTCCGGGCGGCGACGGCGGCGGCAAAGTAGTTACAGGTGCAACCGGTTGCGCAAGTCCTTGAACCTGCTGCTGAACCCGGCCCGGTGCGATCGGCACGTCGTTGCCGCCGACGACGGGAATCACCTGCTTCTCGTGGTCGAGACCGTCGACCAGCGCGCAAGTCTGCTGGTCGATCAAGGAGATAGGCGCGAAGTTGAGAACGCCCTGGGTCTGCGGATCGAAGGTCAACCGCGTCACGACGTCACTGGGATCCGCGCGGCGCTCGCCGATCATGTTGGCGGCGATGGTCTGGACGTACTTGCCCAGGTGCTTGAGCGTGGCCGGCGGGATGCGCAGGAGATAGACGAGGTTGTTCGGATCGGAAGGGACGACCACGGCCAGCTTCATGACGTCGTTGCACGCCTTCGTCGGTTTGCCCGTCATCTTGGAGACGTCGGAGCCCCAGGCGTTCTTCGGGCACACGGCGCAGGTCTGCGATTGCGGAGAAGCTGCACGAGAAGACGGCGCTAACCCGTTGTCGGACCAGCAGTCCGGCGGCGCCGAGTTCTCGGGATCGTAGCCGGTCGAGTAATAGATCTTCGACATGTGCCGGTTGGTGCCGACGATCACGACGTCGAGATGCAATTCGTTGACCGGCTTCTCGTTGCCGGCGCTGTCCACGAGGCGGAAGCGGTTCTGCCGGATCGAGATGTGAGCTGGCTGCCCCGTCGTGAGGAGCGGAGCGAGCGTCTCCGCTAGTGCGAGGCCGCGGCGGTTCGTGAGGTAGGCGGGAAGCTGAGCGTTCAAGAGGCTCTCCTGAAGTTGACTTTGTTGAGATAGGTAACATCCACACCTGGGGGCAATTGTCCAGCGTGCATTTCGAGGTATTCTTTCACAGCCTCCTTCGAGACCGCGTTCGTGAGGAAACCTTCGTGCCGGCCGTCGAAGACGAAATCGAGGAAGTCTTCGCGGCTCACGACCCGGGTCTGCATGATGGTGGAGCGATAGGCGGTGCCGATATCGTGGGCTGTGAGCTTGTCAACTTTAAGCGTGTTCATTTCCTGCGTGACAACGCCCTCGATCGCCTGCATCGCGGCGCGGTAAGGCTCAAGCGAGGCGTCGAACGCCTTCTGCTTCGCTTCGATGAAGTCACGGAGTTCGATGTAGCGTTGAATGCACTCAGCCGTTGTTGGCATCTGACTTCTCTATATTTTGGTAGATGTGAAATTCTCGGTCAGCTTTCTCCAGAACACGTTCGATCAGCAGATCAATATCCCACTCCGCATTATCTTCTTGTGGCTTGAGCCGTGATTTTATGATTTTCCATTCGCGGACGGACATAGTTAGCACTAACGTCACTTCAATCGCATCGGGGTTGGAGAATTTAAAATCACCTTTTACAGCCATCACAATTTCCCTCTCGCGAGTTGAAGAATCAGCCCCTGCATGGATTCGTTTGCTGCCAGCCTTCGAAAGATCTCCCTCTCAACTGGCGTTGCTGCAAGATGCACCACTGATGTTGACTTAGTTTGACCCGGACGATCGATCCGTTTGTTCGCTTGTAGATATAGCTCCGTCTTGTCCGTGGGCGCGTACCAGACAATGGATGATGCCGCGGTAAGCGTGAGCCCGTGAGCCATAGTCCCTGGGTCAGCGAGAAGCACACGTGGGGTGGCATCTTGCTGAAAGGCACGAAATATCTCGGAACGTTCCTTGTGCGGCACTTCGCCATTGACAACTCTCCGGGAGTATTCCTTCAGCTCCTTGAATAACAAGTGTATCACGCTTGTCAAGGGGGCGAAGACAATTATTTTCTCGTTGCACTGCTCCAGCACTTCGCGCAGCGCGGCGATGCGGGGTGCGCAATCGATATGGTTGACCACGCGCTCCGGACCGTACACGGCGCCGCAAGCAATCTGGATCAGCTTCATCCGCAGCACGGCTTCATTGACCGCAGTGATGGGTTTGCCATCCCGGACCGTTATCTGGAGATCGCGCTTGAGATCCTTGTAAGCTTTCGCCTGCTCCGGTGAGAGCTCGACGTCACGGGTCTGTGTCGTGCAGGGGGGGAGATCGACGCAATCGCTAATCGCGAAACGTATACTGGGCTGCATCAAGGCGTGTGCAGCTGCGTGCGCGCCAGTCCTCGGAACCCACTTGAATTGAGAAATACGTTGCATAACCCGTGCCTGGAAGCCAGTAAAAGACTCGCCTCCCGCATTGTTTACAAGTTTCGCTAATCCATAAGCGTCCGTAGGTCCGTTCGGTGTTGGCGTGCCCGTCATCATCCATAGGTAGTCTCGCTTGGCCAGGAGAGTTCGCGCAAGCTTGTGGCGACGAGTGCGGAAATCACGGTATGCAGAAGCTTCGTCAACGATGCACATCCTAATGTCTGTTCGCGCAGCCAACTCATTTCGAATGACGTTAACTCCATCGTAATTGATGATGTAGAAATCCGCAGGTTGAGCGAGAATCTCTCGCCGCTTAGCGGCTGAACCGTAAACAACACTGCAGTTCCGTCGCCCAAGAAAATTCTGGAAGATTGCATCGGACCAGACTCGTTGAAGCGTTGAGAGGGGGGCTACAATAAGTGCACGGACTCCAGGATTGAGAGACATGATAAAATCAGCAGCCCATAGGGCAGCCAATGTTTTCCCGGTTCCCATATCAGAAAGAACAAAAGCACGTGGATGAACAGCCAAGAAATTTGCAGTAGTGCGCTGAGCGTCAAACGGCTTATAGCGGCCAGGCCAATCATAGTTATCCTCCATCGGCGCCGGCACCTGGAAGCCCAGGAAGCGGAGCAGCTGTAGATTATACAAGCTCGTGGGGCAGGCGACGAAGCCGTTGTGCAGCTGCTTTGCGCCGGGGACGTGGTTGATCACGCGCTCCGGTGCGGGAGTGTTGTAGACGACGACGCCGCGTTGCTTGTCGTGCCAGAAGTTCATTTGACGACATAAATCTGATACCGGCTGCCGGGTCCGCCGTGTCCGCGGATGCGCAGGCTGATGCCGAGCCGTTCGAACCGCTTGTTGATGTAGCACACACGTACGCTGATGGACTCGGCCGCGGTGAGAGGACCGCCGTCTTCGCGGTCGAAATACATCTTCTCCACGAGCTCTTTGCTCGTAAGCCCGTAGGGGTGCGTGCAAAGCGCGTCGAAGAGACGCTCCGAGATCGGCGATGAACGATAGAACAGATCTCCGCGACTCACTTCGTCACCCACCGCTTAGGTTCCGACATGCTTCGCCACCGCGTCTCGCAGGCGGGGCAGAGGTAGTAAACCGTAGGCGTCTGGTCGACGGGCTTGCCGGTCTCGTCGTCGAAGAAGGGACCGACGTACATCTCGAATCGGCGATCGTCGTCGATCGGGATGTTGCAGCCGCTACACGTTGCCATCATACTTCTCCAAGACGTGATCCTCGATATATTTCTTCACTCGTTCCACGCTGTCGGCGTAGAACGCGATGCCGCCGGCGGCGTTGATTTCTTTGATCGTTGCGGTCTGCCGCTTCGTAGGCATTTTGCCCGGCGCCTTGTACTCGATCGCCACGAAACGCCCGTGGATGCAGCATAGATCATCAACGGTCTGCGCGCCAAACGGACCCGCGTTGGCGGGATAGACGTAGAAGCCCTGCGCGCGCAGCCAAGCGCGGCCCGCAGCTTTGATCCTGGCTTCTGGACCCTTCACTGTCTCGTCTCCGAACCTGGCACGACGATCACCTGCTGCCGTTGCGGCCCGTCCACCATGAGCGATGCGATGAAGTCGTAGGGGATGTGCAGCATGTCGGACATGAAGTAACCGGACGCCTTCACGTGCAGGCACAGCACATTGAAATTGGTGTTGTCCGGCACTTCGAGGTCGAAGCTGTGCCCGTTGCGGAGATTTATTTTCAGTTTCACGTTTGGTTGCTCCTCTGCAACGCGATTACTGTTTTGGCGTTAAGAACTGCGCGTGGGCTCTTTCGGAACTGCCGTGAATATCTTCTGCCCGTTGCCAGTCGGCATCACGGTCATGCCATCAAAGCCCATGCGATCGCCCAGCGCACACCACGCACGGTTAGCGTTCTCTTGTGGGCTCGATACTGGCCCGCATTGCATGGCAATGAGGGGAACGGGGCGACATGCCTCAAGTAGCGCCTTGAGATCGTCGTCAGTCATTTCAAAAACTCGACGTTCGGTCATATGTTGCTCCAAAGCGACATGGTTAAGCAGAAGTCATAGACCGTGAGCCTTCTTATAGGTTTGGATGTTTGGCCAGGGTGCCGGCTCAAGTCCGGCCCGCGCTCTACGCAGGCACACGCTACAAATTCCCTTCGGCCCTACGTTGCCGCGCCAGATGCTTATGTCGCCCTCAGCCTCGTATCCCTTGGCGCACATTGGCTGGCCAACATCGGCATGTGTACCCTTATAGAGATGGGCCACCGTGTACTGGACATTTCCGTCGCGACCGCGCTTTACGCGCCGACGGCTAAGGCCGGTGATGTATCCCTCGGGAATGTTGCTGGTCAGGATGCCCATGGTTAACCGCTTGTCAGGGAGGTGCGATCAAGCCGCTCAATCTCGGCAACCAGTAGCGCGGCAGCGCGCACAAGATCGCGGCGGCGGTTCTTCGGCTTCCACCACTTCATGTCCCACGGCCAGTGGCGAGTGTCCTCCAAGACGTAGCAGGCAGCGGCA